AACTACGTGCTGCCATTGTCAGGCTCCTTTTCGACCGTCTGCCGCAACAACGGCAAGTTTCAAATCAGCAGGCCGCAGTATCTGAGCCGAATTGGCTGATATTGCTGCGGCCCAATTTCGGGGTTAAGCGTTGGCGATGTCTTCGACATACACCGCAGTGGCATGCACCACTGCAAAGACCACAGGCTCGCCATCGAGTCGCGGGCCGATATCCCGACCCTGATACTTGAAGCGTTGGACTTGCCATCCGAGGTTCGTTCCGTTATCGCCTCCCCACAGTGCCCGCTTGATGTCCCGAATGACGGCTCGCGCGGCATCATTTGGGTGATCCGGGTCGCACTCGACATAGGCCCCAAACACGTAGTCCTGCTCGATGGCGTGCTCGGTTCCGTGTGGCGATGCCGGTGTTGGGCGATCTTCTGCCTCGATCAATACGCAATACGGCACGTAGGTTTCATCGGTCTTGCGCCGCCCGTCCAGCACCTTGCGACCGATGTCTGTTTCGTAGCCGTTGGCCACGCGGATCTGCGACAGCACGGTCTTGAGGTAAGCCGCGATCTGCGAGGACTTGACGAATGGCGGTCCAATCTTTTTCATTCGAGTGCGTCCTGAAGTGCCTTCGCGGCTGCGGCTGCGATCGTGGCGTCCATGTCGTCGAGCACGTCACCTTCGATGCGCTCGGCCTGGTAGCGAAAGAGTTGGTAGACCGCGGGTCCGTAGCGATGCCGCTTCACGCCAGTCTTCGATCGGGTGAAGACACCGATACCGTCGCCGCCGCGCAGCGGCTGAAAGAAGGCGTGTTCGAGCGTCGTGGTGTTGCCGCGCGTGACTTCGACTTGCACCCCGCCTTGCTTCTTGTCCCAGGGAATACCGAGTCGGCTTTGCCCACCCTTGTATCGTGTGCGATTCGGATTCTTCTTCGGCACCAGCACCATTTGCCCGTTGTAGCGGGACAGCGGGGTCTGATTGGCGCTCCCGCCAAATGCCGTAATCTCACCGGTGGGTCTGGCTTCGGTCGCATGCACGACCTTGAACTTGCGACGCAGGTAGTCATCCGACAGGTTGATGCCGACAGTGATCCGCTCGCGCGCCAGGTCGTAGGTGCGATCCAGCACCTGATTGAGCGCCGGCACCGTGGTCTTGGTGATCTGCTCTGCAGTCAGACCCCGCAACCGTTCCGCAACCGCCTCGGTCTTCGAGACATCGAACTTGAGCGCGAACTTGTTGGCCATCAGGTCTTGACCCGCGAAACCACGAACCGCCGATTGGCACCCTTGTCGCTGTGCAGCGATTCGAGACGCCACAGCACGCCGTCTTGCACGAAGCGATCCCCGACACGCGGGTTCAAGTCCATCGGCACCGTGGCGATGTCTCGGTTGGCCACGTAGTCGCCCCGATAGGCAGCTTGCTCGGCGCCCATGCCGGCCATCTGCACGTCGTGCTCGATGTTGATCATCACGGGCTCAGTAGACCCGTTGTAGTAAGACGGTTTGCCCAGCGTTCGCAAAATCGTCGCCGACATGCGCTCGAAGATCGATAGCACGCGCGGCTGAGTGTTCGGCGCAAAACCATATCCGACGGCGCGCACCTGGACGATGCTGGACGATCCGCCGACGGCAAACTCCGTCGCGTAGCCGGCACCGGCCGCCAGAACGACAGCCATGCTCGCGCTGCCGCCTGCCTGGTTGTCACCGGACTCTTCGGCCAAACCGGCGCCTGTCGAGGTGACTGTGACCGTGCTTTGGCTACCGCCGAACGCGAACTCGATGGCATAGCCACCGCCCGTGCTCGTGACGGTGACAACGCTCGAACTGCCGCCTGATGCGGCACCTTCTTGCTGCGCGGCCCCGCCACCAACTGCCGCCACTTCAACCGCGCTGGAACTGCCGCCTGTCGCGGCTTCCACTGCCACACCGGCGCCCGCGGCAATGACGTGCACGGCGCTCGCGCTGCCACCGGCTGCAGCTTCGGTTGCCACACCGGCGCCGGCAGCCGACACCTCGACCACGCTGGCACTGCCACCACTGGCAGAGCCTTCTTCCTGCGCCGAGCCCGCGCCCGCTGCCGACACCTCGACCGCGCTGGCGCTGCCGCCGGATGCAACTTCGGCTGCCACACCGGCGCCGATGGCAACGACATGCACGGTGCTTGCACTTCCGCCCGATGCGACTTCGGCTGCCACACCGGCGCCGGCAGCCGACACCTCGACCGTGGCTTGGCTACCTCCGGCCTCTGAGCCAGATGCGAAACCCGCTCCTGCCGCAGTGACGTGCACCGTGCTTGCACTGCCGCCCGAGGCTACTTCCGCAGCAGTACCGGCCCCCGCAGCGGATACCGACACCGTTGCTTGACTGCCGCCAGATGCGGAATCTCCTGCAGCAACTCGGTGGTCGATACCGATGTCCCAGGCACCTGAAGACGGTCGTGTCTGGCCGTCGATGTCGTAGGTGAAGTCGCTGTAGAGATTGGCGCCCGCGCCGATCAACACACTGCCGGCCGCAAGGTGGAAGTCGCCGACGGCGGCATTCACGAAGGCCGCTGACGTGACACCGGTGACGCTGTTATCGCCAGGCGCATCATCGCTGGCGCTGCTGGTCGCGTTGTTGGTCGACGCGGCATTGCCGCCGTCGTAGTTGGTGCCGTTGTTATAGGCAATGCAGTTCTTGGCGACACCCTGGGTCGACAGCAGGAAGCCCGTCGACACGCAATCTGCCGCGACGCAGTTCAGCAGTTGAACCGACGCGCCGCTGACCACGTTGAAGCCGCCGTGGCTCCCGCCCCTCGCGAGGCAGTTGATCAGGATGCTGCCGGGGTTGATCGCGCGATAGGCGCGACCTGCAGAACTTCCGCCGGACTTGGCGATGCAGTTGTAAAGTTTGGCGTTCGGGTTCTCGACCCGGAACGCATGCCCGGTGGATGAGGTGTTCTCAACGTCCAGCCACTCAAACTGCGTGTGCGGGTCTTGGATGTAGTAGCCGGTGCTACCCATCGCACCTTTGCTGTAGAAGCCTGACTGCGGAGTACCGTTGTGCCGGTGGCCTGGCGCCACCGTGATCTTCATGTAGCAGTCGGCGTTCGTCGTGCTACCGTCGATCGTCAGGTTGCCTGTCAGCCCGCTCGGCCAATCGTTGTAGCACTCGGCCGTGTGGATCTCGTCGAGGGCAACGAGATCACCCTGCTCACCCGCCTCCCATGCGGACAGCGACGTGTAGTCGCCCCCGCTGGCACGAATGGTGCGGATGACCTCAGTTGCCATGTGCTACTTCTTCGGTTTGGGTTTTGGCTTCGGGTCCGGCTTCGGGGGATCTTTCTTCCGTCGAGGGCACCCCGACCGCGTGCAGGTCCATTCGCTGCAGTCAGCAGCGCGAACCTGCTCGCGGCTCTCCCACGTTACTTTCGCGCGATGTCGGCCGTGGTAAAGCGACCCGTGATCACCGGCGAGGTGGCTTCCTTGTCGCGTGCCAGCGCCAGTTCCTCGGGCGTCAGCTTGGGCGCGTAGTCGATGCGGTACGCGCGCTGGCGGCGGATGACCGGCTCTTCGCCGTCGCCCGGCGCGTAGTCGCTCTTGACCAACTCGCGCGCCGTCTCATCGTCGAAGTCCTCGACCTCGACCACCAGGAACCGCTTGGCCTCCTGCGCGCCCGGCACCCAGGAGTTCGGATGGACAGCGAAAATATCGCCGTCACGGAGATCGGTGTCCTTGAAACCTTCGATGCCTGCGTAAAGCTGTAGTCGCATGGTGTGCCTTTCAGATGTTGGGGAGAAGTCCTCCGTCACGCTTGCGACGGAGGTGGTTGCGGATGGAGACGCGCGTGATCGTGGTCTGCCCGCGTGACGCCAGTTCGTTGCGTCGAGCCAGCGGCAAGTTGTCGAGATTGATACGGAAGCGGCGGCGGCGCCAGCGACGCCGGGTCACACCGTCGTCTTCCACGCCCAGGTAGTTGCCGTCGTCATCGTCGTCCTGCTCTTCCACCAGACGCTGCAGGACTTCGAGTGATGCGCCGGTGATGTCAACGTGCACGAAATTCGGAGGGCCTTCCATGGCTCCCCAAACATGCCCATCGGGCATCACCGCAACCACGTCGCCACGCTTGTAGCAGCCGCGACGATCCTTCTCGGGATCGGGGTGCGAAGCGTCACGTGCTTTGACCAGTGCGCGGGGCATGCTCAAGATCCTTCGTATCCGCAAAGTCACCGTAGCCGCTTGCGAGCCAGTCGCGAGCTTGCTGCACGGCATTCAGGAACCGCTCACTGTCCCCGAGCGCGTGGGACAGCATGTAGGCATGGTGCAGTTCCTTGATCTGGTCCAGTTGCCCCGACAAGGCGTCGATCTGGCGCGTCTTGCGCTTGATCGTGGCTTCATGCCGCTCAACCGTGCGCTGGCTCTCGTAGAGCCTGGCAGCTACCACCAGATACCGGATCTCAGCTGACTGGCCTTGTCGAGCGCGGCGGCGTTCCATGCGCTCGACGCGCCAGTGGTCCCGAGTGGTGACGATCCACGCAACGAGACGACCGCGCCAACCAGGCGGCGCGGTGTCTGCCGAATCGTCGGGCTCGATGACCACGAAGCCACCTTTAGGCCGGTGCTTGCACCGTGATGTTGGTGCTGGCAGCCTGCAGCGTGTAAGTGCCGGCGTTGGAGAACGGCGCCGAGGTGAGCGCCGCACCACCGTAGTTGGTGCCTGCCGTCAGCGCAGTGAATCCCCGCCAGCCGGCCACCGTGGCGCCAGCCGGGATGTCGAACACCAGATCCGCATTGGGGGACTTGACGTTGGTCGTATTGGTCCAGGTGACGG